CTGGCGGTGTTGGTGTCACCTTGACAGCAGCACGCCGACTTGTTATGCTTCAGAGGCCATGGTCTCTTGTTGACTACAAGCAGGCTCTGGACCGCGTTCACCGCATTGGCTCTGAGATTCACGATTCGATTCTCATTACTGACTACGTGACTGAGGGAACAATTGAAGAACGTGTAATTGAGGCTCTAGATGTAAAAGCTGACAACTTTGAGCAAATTGTGAGAGACAAGGCTAAGCTACTAGAACTCCTTAAAGAGGGAAGAAAATAATGACAAGTCCAGTAAGAATTTCTAATTCAGAAGTACAAACATTTAAAGATTGCCGCAGGCGTTGGTGGCTAACCTACTACCGCCGCCTAAAGCCAAAAGTAACAGAGTTTACTGGAGCACTAGCTCTAGGGTCTCGCATACACGAAGCTCTTGACAGGCACTATTCAACTGGACAAGACTTGCTAGAAGCTCATGCTGACCTTGTTAAAGAGGATATAGAGAAAATGCAAGCAGAGTTCCGTGACACTTCTAGCTTAGAAGCTGATGCAGAGCTTGGTCGCGTGATGCTTGAAGGATACCTAGAGTGGGTAGAGCAAGAAGGCATTGATGCCGAGCTTGAAATGATTTCTACTGAAGAGATTCTTGAGCGTCCAATGATGGATGGTCGAGTAGTCCTCCAGGGAAAAATTGACATGCGTGTTCGTCGTAAGATTGACGGTGCTCGTATGATCCGTGACTTCAAGACTGTAGGCGGTTCTTTTGCCGACTTCGGGGCTATGGCTCACATGAACGAGCAGGTGAAGACTTACATGCTTCTAGATGAGGCCCAAGAAAACGAAACAGGTGAACGCACTGACGGTGCTATTTTTACAATGCTTCGCAAGGTCAAGCGTGGTGCTTACGCTAAGCCACCATTTTATGATCAGATTGAAGTACGACACAACAGGTTTACACTCCGTGCATTTCTAGACCAACTAGAAGGAGTGCTCTCCGACATGCTTGACGTCCGCGAGGCGTTAGACAACGGAGAGAGTCACTTCCGCCATGCATACCCTAAACCAAGCAGGGACTGCAAGTGGAAGTGTCAATTCTTCGCTATTTGCCCGCTATTCGACGACGGAAGCGCCGCCGAAGCAGCACTTAGCGATGCGTTTGAGTCATCCGACCCATACGGTTATTACGGAATCGAAGAGAAGAAGGGAAGTGAGGAATAATGTCAGACGTAGAACGCAGTTTAACAATTATGGTTTATGGCGAGTCTAAGGTTGGTAAATCCAGCTTTGCAGTCACGGCACCTTACCCACGCCTAATGCTCGACGTTGAGGGAGGCCACCGCTTCCTGCCAATCAATGTCAAGTATTGGGACCCGCTTACCGAGGAGCCGCCACTAGCAGATGGTACTTGGGACACCGTTGTAGTCAAAGTAAATGAGTACGACGTTGTCATGAAGGCCTTCCAGTGGCTGCAGTCTGGTAAGCACCATTTCAAGTCCTTGATTATTGACTCCATTTCGGAGCTCCAAGTCAAGTGCATGGACAACATCGCAGGCACAGAGCAGATGAAGATGCAGCAGTGGGGAGAGCTTCTCCGCCACATGGGTGCACTACTTCGTGACCTCCGTGACCTTACGATGCACCCAACCCAGCCTCTTGAGGCTGTGGTACTGACCGCTATGGCACGTAAGGGTCAGGATGGCGTATACCGTCCCTACCTCCAAGGCCAGCTAGCGATTCAGGCCCCGTATTTCTATGACATCCTTGGTGCAATTGTGGTGGAGACAGAGCCAAATCCAGACCCACTTCAGCCACCATTCAAGGTACGCCGCATGTATGTAGAGCGTACCCCTGAATATGAAGCTGGCGAGCGCGTCCAGGGACGTCTAGGTAAAGTAGTACAGCAGGGAGACCTTGGGGTCGAACGCATGCTGGACATGGTCTTCGGAGAGAAGAAGGCTGAAACAACTAATAAGAAAGCGAGTTAACAATGAGTACTGTTAATTTCTCAGAGCTGCTAAAGCAGGCTGGAACTGCAGCATCCAGCACTAACTACGAGCCTCTTCCTGACGGTGATTACGACCTGAAGGTTATCGAGGCTTCTGCAACAACTAGCCAAACTGGCAAGTTGATGTTCAAGGTAACTAACGAGGTTCAGGGTGGCGCTTACGACAAGCGTCGCGTTTGGGACCAGCTAGTTGTGACTTCGGACAATCCGAAGGCAGCCCAGATGTTCTTTATGAAGGCTGGAGCAATGGGCCTAAATACAGCATTTTGGGATGCTAATCCATCTAATGCTCAGGTAGAGCAGGCTCTTCTAGGACGTAGCTTCCGAGCAACCCTAGGAACTCGCACCTACAATGGCACTCAGAGCAACGAGATCAAGCGCTATTACCCAGCTACAACTGCTAGTGCTGCTCCTGCTACCGAGGCTCCTGCAGCAGCTCCAGCACCTGCAGCAGCTGCTCCTGCTCCTGCTCCTGCTCCTGCAGCAGCTCCAGCACCGCCAGTAAGTGGCGACCAGCCGTTCTAAATGACAACAGCTTGGCGGGGTGCGAAAGTGCCCCGCCCAGCTTTTAGGATTTAATATGAAAGTTCTTTTCACTGGGATGAGTTCGTCCCACTGTAAGCCAAGTAAGAATCAGAGCTTCTTTAAAACTCTGGCTGAAGCTTATGAAGAATTTGCTTCAGTAACTTGGTCCGAGCCAAAATTAAATTGGAAAAAATCAGACTTAGAATCTTTCGACGAGATTATAGTGGGATTCAGCCCTCCGACTTCAATGGGGGCAAATCATATATACGGTGCCATCAATCTTTTGAATCTTATGTATGAATCCCCGAAATTGCGATTAGTAGTTGACAGCCCTCAAGTTTGGCAATACAAAAATAGCTTAAATGCTTTTAAAAGAGATCCTGATCAAATTTTTGGGTCTTTTTATGTAAACAGAAAAAACTACGCAGCAGCCCTTGACTCCAAGCACCAAGAAAGTGCAAGTTCGCTTGCCTACAAGTTTACTAACTTGCCTTGGCCCAAGACCTATGTGCCAACTCTACCTTGGCACACTAGGGAAGACATCTCAAACAAAATTTCGTTTATGCCAGTCGAGAGTATAGTTTCTATAAACTTAGACTCTTTTTTAATTGAAAAAAGAACTCCCGAAATAGGTAGGGCTCAGCAGTGGGCAGTGGACAATGTCAAAAGCTCTTGGTATCTGACAACTAAAGAGCTCCTCAGGTTTCCTTCGGTGTCTATAAAAAACAGCACAAAGCCAAAAGATACCGAAGCTTTGGCAAGAATCAATGCTTCCATGGGATTGATAGTAGCGCCGCAAGACAGAAAAACAGGTACATGGTGGTCTTACAGATACATTCAAGGGCTAAACACTACTACGCCAATTGCAACCTACTGGCAAGAAAGTAGAGAAATTTCCCCCGAATGGGGGCTCTTAGCATACGAAATAGAGGACATGCAGCCGTACGAGCGTCAGCACATTGCTTTCCAGCAACTTAAACAGTATGAATCACTTATACCAAGTAAAGAACTGGCAATAGATAAATTAAAAACTGTTGTGATAGACTCTAGACCGAGAGGATTGTAATGCCAGAAATAAATTACGAGTGGGTTAAAGAGCAGCTACAGGCTGCAAAAGTTAAGGTTGGATCGGGCAAGGCAATTATAAAATTGCTTGAGACCTGGGAAAACCTTCCAGATTTAAGCGAAAAAATGACAGAAGAAGTTCTTTCTGTATTCCCTCAGCTGGCTCTAGGGCACGCAATTAAGGAAGAGGAAAACGAAGATGACTATACGTGGACACCGCTCCAGCCAGGACAAATTGTTGTTGGAGACATCGTCCGTGTTAAAGCAGATGCTTTCCGTGACGAGCTCGGACCCATGCACAACGGGCGTCGCGGCACAGTTGTTGCAGTTCGTTATGGCGACGTCATCTTTAATGACACCGACGGAAAGACCCCCGAACTTAGGGGCGTCCACTACTCTCCCTACAAGCTAGAAAAGCGTATTAGGAAGGCCTAGTGAGCATAGTTAGAACTTCCTTTGAATTTAAAATTTCTGCAGACGATGTCACGGAAGCTAAGCAGGAAGCAATAAAGCGTATAGGCAGTTTCCTAAATCTTCCTGAAGATTCTGTAGAAGATAGCGTAAATCTAGAGCTAAAAGTCTCCTACGCAGAAGCTAAAACACTTGCAGATATTGCACAAAACATGGACGGTACTACATTTGTGGTAACCGTGTTTGGTTCTGTAAAGCAGAGTGTTGCAAAGCCTTTTGGTTTTTAGTTGACAAATATTTAAAACACTGCTAGCTTGTAGCTATGCAAACATTTGTGCCGCTGCTTGGCTCAGCAGATACAGCCAAAGTACTAGATCGCGCCCGCCTAAACAAGCAAGCTCTGGAGGGCTGGCAGATTCTTATGAACCTTGTGGAACTGGACCCACAGGGCAACCACCGCACAGCTAAAGGCTGGCGTAATCACCCCGCCGTTAAGATGTGGCGTGGCCACGAAGGCGCTCTAACTGTCTACATTGTCAAGATGGTTATGGAGTGGGAGAAGCGCGGCTATAAATCTACGATTGGCAAGAAAGCCGTCACGACATACATCCAAGCTGTCAAGCTAGGTCGCATCACTCAAGACAGCCACCGTCTACCTGCCTGGATGAAAGACAAAGAACTTTTTGATCAAATAGCCTCTAGCCACCGCATGGCTTTGCTAAACAAAGACTACGAGTGGTACAGCCAGTTTGGTTGGCCAGAAGACACTGGTGCTAGGCCAGATACGTACGAGTACGTGTGGCCAGTAAACTAATTTTGTAATTTACGGTAAGGTTATCTTAAGTCACATATAAGTTTTATATGTGAGACGTAAGAAGACAATCGCAGAGCCAGTATGGCTCGTATGGGAAGGCGACGATTTTCCCAGAAAAATACACTCCGATTCCGTAGTTTTCTACCTCACAGAGCACATCTATCTTGACCAAGATGAGATTGCCAAGAAGGCCCTCGCTAAGCAGCTCCGCCTCGAAGGTGTGGCAGACTCGCTTGGCGAGGCCTTTCGGCTTATTGATTTAGGTTGGATTAGCAAAGGTGGATACTACTTTGAAGATGACGATGAAAGATTTCCTATCTACTGCGAGTTAGACGACGAGCTATACGACTGGGATGCCACTTTTGTGGAGGTTCCATTTGTTTCTTAATAGCCCCGACTGGCATGAAGATGCAGAGTGCGGTAAGATTGAAAATGCTGACAAGATAGATAATTTTTTTGCCAATAAGCCTGCTCAGCAGCATGAGGCCAAAAAACTTTGCGGTAGCTGTCCAGTAAGAAAAGATTGCATAAAGTGGGCACTTGATAACAAGCAACTGTGGGGAATCTGGGGCGGTCTTGACTACAAAGAAATCAGAAATACTCTTTCCGTAAATTGGGACGGCCAAGAAATGCGATACAAGCGTTTTCCTCTGTGTCCATATTGCCGAGCAAAAACTGAAAAACTAAAAACAGCCACTGTCGATCGTCCAGACGGAGGCCGCTGGGCTACTATGCGAATAGTTAGGTGTGACGAATGTCACTTTACTTGGCAAAGTAGAACAAGCGCTAATGCGGTAGACGCTTATAATAGTAAGAATGACAAAAAGTCTAGCTAACATAGGCCCTATAGCTGTAATAAACCTTAAAAGCCGTTTAGACAGAAAATATTACATCGAGCAGCTTTTCTCACTTCACGAGATAACTAATTACAAGTTTTTTGAGGCTTTTGATGGAAAAGCTGTAAAAACTGGACCGCACGAGATGTCTTACGGCGAAATAGGGTGCGCAATGTCTCACCTGTTGCTTCTAAAAAACTGGCTAGAGTCTGATCTCTCTTCTCCTTACTTAATAGTTATGGAAGATGACATTTCTTTTAGTTCTGTAAAATTTTGGCGTTGGACTTGGCAAGAATTTATTGAAGCAATTAATTTTGAATATGATGTAATTCACCTAACTCCGCCTTTCTTTGGCGAACAAATACTTAAAATTAAAAAAATAACAAAAGACAATGTCCCGATTACAACAACCTGTTATTTGGTAAGTAGAGCAGGAGCAAAGAAAATTTTAAATAATAAGTTAGTAGACAATAAAATTATTTTTGATTTTGATGACAGAGATAATGTAGCGGACCATCAACTAATCTACGGTGCATCGACTAATTCGTATGCTTTGCCCTTGTTCACCCAAGAAACAACTCTAGACACTGACATTAATTTTGACCCCTCTGTAAAAGAAGTCTTAATAGGAGCAAAAAACCAAATTGAGTGGCTTTTAGAAAATTCTACTGATCCTTTGAGTAATATTCTAGATTTTTCTTAAGTCTGTCTTCGTCAGGATTTAGCTCCAAAGCCTTGGTTCCGTAAATAAGGGCGTTTTCCCTATCTCCGACGTAATATGACGAAATTGCCGCGTAATCCCAAGGGAGGTAGCCCCAAGCAAAAGCTTCGCAAAGGAAGTCAAGTGGCTTTTCTTTGATGTCTAGAGCCTTTTTGGCATATTCTAAGCATTTAGCCCAATTTTGCTCTTCATAGTAGTGCTGAGTCAATTCGACTAAAGCTTCTCTGCGCCCTGGAGCTTGAGCAATTGCATCTAGTAGCCATTTTTCACGTTCGGCAGGCACCATCTTGGCTAAATACCTCATAGAGGCAGCTCTCTCTGGGGCCCAAGTGGCTCTAGGAAGGCTCAGGTGGCGTTTAAACTCGACAATTGCCTGATCATATAGACCATGGAAGAAAAGCTCTCTAGCGTAGTAATAAGCGTTTCTGTCATCGTCTGGCTGCTCGTCTACAGCCATCTTTAGCAGCGGAAAATACTGTCCACGAG